GAGGGGTCATCAGCAGAAAGTACAATTACAATAGAGCCACACTTTGGAACTGATGGACAAAGTGCTTCATCATTATTATCAGGTTTATCATCTTGGGGGTCATCACACAAACTTAGTGGGCTTTGTTATCTTGCACTAAAATTCAAATGGAATCCTGATGTATTTGGTGGAATACCTGTAGTACAAGCAAAAGTAAAAGGGAAAAAAGTAATTACATTAGCTTCTAATTTATCTGAACAAACTGCATCTTTCTCAACTAATCCAGCTTTCTGTTTATTAGATTATTTAAGAAATGAAAGATATGGAAAAGGTTTAGCCACATCAAGTTTAGATTTACAAAGTTTTTATGATGCTTCACAAGTTTGCGTTACACAAGTTACACCATTTTCAGGTGGTAGTAATATAAATATTTTTGATACAAATGCTGTAATAGATACATCAAGAAAAGTTATTGATAATGTTAGAGAACTTGTAAAAGGAATGAGAGGTTATCTTCCATATGTTCAGGGTAAATATAAATTAGTTATTGAAACAACAGGGTCAGCTTCAGTATCACTTACAGAGGATGATATTATTGGTGGATATAATTTAGCATCTCCATCTAAAAATTCTAAATATAACAGAGTTATTTGTGCATTTATAAATCCTGATAGAAACTATCAAGTAGATGAAATTCAATACCCAGCAGTAGATGATAGTGGATATGCAACAGCAGATAAACACGCAACGATGAAATCAGCAGATGGTGGTTTTTTACTAGAGGGTAGATTTGATTTTAAAACTATTACTTCTCCATATCAAGCTGAAGAAATGGCTGAGATTATTTTAAGAAGATCAAGAGAAAGCTTAGGTTTAAATATTACTTGTGGATTTAGAGCATATGAACTTCACATAGGAGATATTGTAAATATTACTTTATCAAGTGTTGGATTTACTACAAAAGCTTTCAGAGTTTTATCAATGACATTTAATGAAGATTACACAATCTCTTTACAATTAGTAGAACATCAAGATAGTTTTTATACATTTGCAACAAAAGGTCAGGTAGCAAGTACACCTACAACTACTTTACCAAATCCTTTTTCTATTCAACCACCAGCTGGTTTAACACTATCAGATGAAATGATTGAATATGCAGATGGTGTTGTATTGACTAGAATGAATATTTTAATTACACCAAGTACAGATAAATTTGTTCAATATTATCAAGTAGAAACAAAACAAACTACAGAATCTAATTTTAAAATTATATCTAATGGTACACAATTAAGGCATGAATTACTTAATGCTGTAGATGATGCCACATATGATGTTAGGGTAAAGGCGATCAACAGTTTCGGTATTTCAAGCACATATGTTTCAGCACAAAGAAAGATAGTTGGTGCAACAGAAATTCCACAAGATGTAGATGATTTATCAGTATCAATGGTAGGCTCTAATCAAATGGAGTTATCTTGGACACCTGTCATAGACTTAGATATTTCATGGTATGAAGTAAGATACCAAGATGTTCAAAGTGGTGCTACATGGAATGATAGTACACCACTTGCAAAAGTAGTAAGAAGAAAATCAAACTCTTTAACAGTAAATGCACAAACAGGTAGCTTCTTAATAAAAGCTGTTGATAAACTAGGAAATGCAAGTGCAGAAGCTTCTATTGTAACTACTAATATTTCAGGATTACAACAATTTAAAAACATATTAACTGTGAGTGAATAATGGCAGATTTTTTAGGAACAAGAGATAGTAATGTTGCAATATCAGAAGATAATGTTGGAAGAAAAGTTTTAATATTAGATACTATTACACAGTTTGACGATGGTGTAGGAAACATTGAATCAGCAGAGGGAGTGTTTGATCTTGGTGGAACAGACTCTACTTCAAATCCAACAAAATTTAATTCTAATATACAATCATCAGGATTTTACACATTTGCTAATACCATAAGCTTAGATGCAATTTATGATGTAAATTTAGGTGTTATTATTGGAATGACATCAGAAGATGAATACGATTTATTTGATTCAGGTAGAGGTGCAAGTTTATTTGAAGATGCTAAAGCACCTTTTGATGGTAGCCCTGAAGTACAAGCTGGAGCAGAGATACAGGTAGGAGTAAGTGATACAAGTTTAGCAAGTATTACTAGCTTTCAAAAAATATCACAACAAAGCACAATAAAAGGTAAATTCTTTAAATTTAGATGTAAAATTGTAAGTGATAATAATAAGGTCAGAGCAAAAGTTCATACTTTGCAATACAAGATAAATTTTGAATTTAGAACTGAGTCAGGAGAAGATGTTGTTGCATCAGCTTCAGGTCAGGCAATTACATTTACAAATTCTTTTTACGCAACTCCAAGTATTGGTATTTCAGCACAAGGATTGCAGACAGGAGACTATTATCAGATCACAAGTAAATCTAAAACAGGCTTTACAATAAGGTTTTATAATAGTAGTAATACAGGAATAAGCCGAACATTTGATTATCAAGTGTTTGGATATGGGTTGAAATCATAACCATTTTAAAATATAAGGATTAATATGAGTCAAGTATCAGATGTAGTTTTAGCCAATCAAGGATTTGCTTCTTTTAGAACAGAATTAAACAATATTCTAGGAGCAGTAAATACAAGTCATTTAGGCAGTTCAGCACCAAGTTCAGTAGCACAAGGCACTATTTGGGTTGATACAGGAACATCAGGATTTTTAAAAATTAAGATTAATGATGGCTCAGATAACATAGAATTATTTAGTATTAATATAACATCAAACGCAATAACGAGTACAGCATCGGTCACAGGAACAATCACAGAAACAGACCCAAATGCTCTACCACTTGCAATAGCTTTAGGATAAGGAGAACACATGGCTAACACTTTTAAAGTAAAAACAAATGGTGCGATGCCATCATCTTCAGGCACACCTCTAACTTTATATACAGTTCCAAATTCCACAACTACAGTAATTATTGGCTTAACACTTTGTAATATTCACACAACAACTGTTACAGCAGATGTTCAATTAGTTTCAGATACTTCAGATACAGAAACAAACGAAACAGTTTTATTAATTAAAGATGTATCTATTCCAGCTGGTTCATCATTAGAACTTTTAACAGGTGGTAAAGTTGTTGTTCAAGCAACTGATATTATTAAAATAGATTGTTCAGTTACAGCAAAGATAGACGCAACATTATCAATATTAGAAATTACATAGGAGTTTTAATTGTCATACATAGGAAAAACACCTACAGCAGTTCCACTAACAAGTTCAGATATTACAGATGGAATTATAACTTCTGCAAAAATTACTGATGGAACAATTACATCTGCTGACACAGATGGAACTTTAGGATTACCACCCTTTAAAAACATCATCATCAATGGAGATATGAGCATTTCTCAAAGAAGTACATCTGCTAGTTCAATTACTTCTACAGGATACTACACTATTGATAGATGGAATTGGCAATCTGATTATGGAACTGTAACTCTTTCACAAGATACAGATGTACCAACTGGTCAAGGATTTGCTAAATCATTTAAGGCAGATGTAACAACTGCTGGAACAGTAGGTAGTGGTGGTACAGTTGTTCTAAGACAAAAAATTGAAGGTCAAAATTTACAGTATCTTAAAAAAGGAACTTCATCTGCTGAGAGTTTAACTTGTTCTTTTTGGATAAAATCTACAAAAACTGGAACTTATATTTGTGAATTATTTGATGCTGATAATACAAGACAAATTTCAAAATCTTATACAGTTTCATCTTCTAATACTTGGGAGAAAAAAGAAATAACTTTTGCTGGAGATACTACTGGTGCATTTGGAAATGATAATGCAAACAGTTTACAAATTAATTGGTATTTATCTGCTGGAAGTGATTATACATCTGGAACTTTATCAACAACATGGACATCTTCAACAAATGTAAACAGAGCAGTAGGTCAAGTAGATGCACAAGATAATACATCAAATAATATTTATCTTACAGGAATACAATTAGAAGCTGGAACTTCTGCATCTGATTTTGAGTTCTTGCCTGTTGATGTAAATACTACAAGATGTTTGAGATATTATCAAAAAAGTTATGCTTATGCTACTGCACCTGGAACAAACACAACGAATGGATTACACACAACAGATGGCTCTGCTGGAGGATTAACAACTGGATATTTATACGGACAAATAGATTTAAAAGAAAATATGAGAGCATCACCAACTGTAACTCTTTATGATAAAGCTGGTAATTCTGGAGTTTGTGCCAGACTTAATTCTGGAGTTGCAAGAACAGATAGCCAAAACTGTTCTGCTGGAGATATAATCGAAAAAAGTTTTTCAATAACATCGACAGGAACAGCTAATGCTGGTGCTATTGATGTTCACTTTGAGGCAACAGCAGAACTATGATTAATACAGTAGAAAAAATATATAATTGGGAAAATAATTTTATAAATTATAAAGTTACTTATGATGATGGTAAAATATCATTTGTACCAAACAACGAAGCAAACACAGATTACCAAGCAATTCAGACATGGATAGCAGATGGTGGAACTGTTATTGACAATGGGGGTAGCGAGTAATGGCATATATAGGAAAAACACCAGCAGTAGGAAACTTTGTTAAGCTAGATGCTATAAGTACATCTTCAACAAACACATATAACCTAACTGTAGATTCTGTTGCATTTGTACCTGAATCTGCAAATCATATGTTGGTATCACTCAATGGGGTAATTCAGGCACCTCTTTCATCTTTCTCTGTA